GCTACAAATAGCAAGTTCGATAGTAGTTAAGTTGACGACTAAATAAATAGCCTGTTGGTAAATGATAATCTCTTCTTGCTATTTTGATAATACTATATTAACACATATTTTTATGTATAAACTATTGTATTACTGTATAAAAACTAGTCAAAAACTCCTTGCTCTACAATCAAAGAACCCTCCCTATAAAGCTCTGCAAAAGCTAATAATGCAGCATCTAGCGTGTCATAATAAAAACTCTCTGACATACATAATTCTGTATAAATAACCTTATCTGCATTTTTGTAAGGAGATAGGTATTTGTCATACAAAATCCTACGCTTTTCTGGCTCCAATATCATACTAACTGATTGCTCAATTGCTTCTAATTCTTGTTCAGCTGACACACGGTTGAGTGCTAAGCGTTCAACTGGCTTACTAGGAGTTCCGTGTGATTGTCTAGGCTCAAAGGAATAAGTGGCTGTCACTTTTTGAGTATCTACATCATTAGCGATCCTACGCCAGCGTGGATACTCTCTTAGTTTTCGCTTAGCGTTTGATTTAGTCTTTTGTATATTAATTTCTGGAAAAAACGTCATGAAAGCTCCTCGTATGATATAATAGTTGTACGAATATATACCGAATGGCGCTTTCACGAGCGCTTTTTTATTGTTCTCCTTTCCTTTTTCTGCTGACTGTTTTTTTGTGTTGTTAAATGTCGAGTATTAAATTTTTAGTTTTGCGTCAGCACTTTATTTGCAGCATTACGCTTGTATAATCATCTGTGAGCGATAACAGACTTTAGATTTTTATGAAAAAAATGTCGGAGGATATTTCCCTTTCTAAAAATTTCGCTCTATAACTACGTAACGATTATTCCACGCTACGCAGCTGAATACTTACAGAAAGCTTCCAGGGTAAGTTTAACGAGTATTCCAGCTCGTAGACCCACAGAGCTATTGCAGGCTCTTAGGCGCTTGCGTGGGACTTTAATTTGCTTCTGTGTTTAATAGTTTAAAATGCCAAGTTTCATATTCACCATGATAAACGAAGCTTATAGAGTCTGCGTCAACGATCTTATCGCATACAACATATGCTAAATCAGTATTTTTTAAATAATCTTTTTCACCATATTTAACAATAGCAATATCATGTTTTTCACCACTTCTAAAATAATAGCCAGAGGACAAATTATATTTGTCATTGTTAAAGTCATTTGCATATTTTTTTGATATAAAAATTGTTTTTTCTTTCATAATTTAATCTTTCCCCATAAACTAAGCATTTTCGCTTTAGCTTCAACAGTACCACTCGAAGACTCTGTAATTTCTTCTAACTCGTAAAAATGAACTTTTTTATTATGGAAAGTAATCATTATTTTTTTGTTCTGTTTTTCCATAGAGTTGAGAAATTTAACGGCTTCAAATAATTTTTTTAAATATGTCATCTCAACTCCTCCAAACTCACCCATCTAAACTGCGGAAACTGTTCTGCTTCTTTGCGTGTGCATTTGTGTGCATATTCGGTGTTGACTGTGTATACTGGTAATCCGTCCCGATTATTTCCTACATAATACGCACGTTTGGGATTTACCAACACTCCTAATTCTTCATTCATTCTGTTACCTCAAGATATTACATAAACAAAGTCACTATCCAAAGCAATAACAATACGACTAGCGGAGAAATAAACGCTCTTGCAATCACTGTAGCAAAATCTTCATCTGTATTTTTTTTAGAAGCAAAAGGACTAATTAACACATTGATTCCTACAGCTTGCGGTAAATTGATAGATGGTACGCCATCAATTGTTGATAAAATGTTATTCCAACCGTATTTAATAACAAATCCAGATAATACTAAGCCGAACGGCAATAGAACTAAAGCTATAATAAAGTTCTTTTTAGCATCATTTTTATTTTTATCATAATTCATAATTTTTATTTAACTCTCTTTCATTCATTTTCTACATCTTTTCTAAACTGCCAAGCCCAGTCAAAATCTTTGCGGATTTCGGATTCTGTGAGTTGTAAATTGTTATCTATCTTTAGTAAGTCTAAGTTATCTCTATGCATAACTTTGATACTTACATTTCCGCTAAGCTGTCTCATCAGCACAAAACTTAACTGTCTTTCATTCGGATTAGGTATCTCAACAGTATACAGATTTTCTTTTTCGACTGTGATATTTGGATAAGCTAGCCAAGCTTCATAAAACTCACGTTCATTGTGAGTTAGCCACTCTCTAACTTCATCAGACTGATAACTCATATGTTCGTGCAAATAATTCACATCTTCGTCAAAGCTTTCAATAACATCAGCTATCATTTGTGGTACTTCTAGTTTTGGTTTGTCGAGTTGGTCGAGTAATACTTTTACAATATGTGTTTTCACTACTGGAATGTCGCCGACACCACCTTTACCAATAGACTGTTTGTCTATCAATTTCTTCGCTTCTTCAATATTCATTTTCTACCTCGCTTAACTTCTTCAACAATTTCAATTGCTACACCTATTGCGTCCATGTAACCAGCGTATCTTTCTTGTTCGTAATTATCCAGATCATTGTCAAATTCTTTATTAAGTCTTTTTAAAATTTCGTCAATCATACCCTATCCCCCATTTCCTGTAAGTTCCGCAATCCGCTTAGTCTGTCTCTGATTTTGCTCGCTAGCACGTTTAAGTTGCTTTTGTGTTCTGCTTAGCTGTGTCCGTAATCCTGTAATTTGTAGCTTGTAGTGGTCTTGCAGTGCGACGTTTAAAATAGATATAGCCATCAGCACAATCGATAAAAACGTTATGATATTGTTTCGTCTAATGTTCAATTTGTCTTTTTTTGCTAACTCATAAAGCAAGCAATCAATCATCTGTTGTTCAGTCATTCCGTCACCTCCTCTATCCACTCAATGATATCTAAATACATATTTGCTTGTTCTAATTGCCATCTCGCAAAAACGGACAGATTGTCTTTTCCCCACTCATATGCAACAAGCCGCAAATCACGCTGTTCTGTCAGAAATGCAATTACTTCTTCTTTTGTCATTCTGTTACCTCGAATTTGATATTTTTTTCATCAATCCACTTTAACTAACACATGAGTACATGTTCCGTTTGTCTCGGGGTTTCTAACAACCTGATACCCAACGACAACAATCTTCTTATAGCTATACTTTTCGATAAAATCATTTAAATGGTCTACTGCTTTTTTCCAATCATCTTTAATTTCAATATATTTTGTCATCCTTCTAACCCTTCTAGTAATAGGCAACACTCGTCCACCAATGTGATCGTAAACCCTAACTACGTGTGTCATTTGCATTCTCCGTTTTCTCTAGCCAGATTGACAACATTGTGCAATAATTAGCCATGTCGTTTAACGTGTCTGACAGGCTTTCTGAGACGTTTTTGTCGCTGCTTATAAGATTATATAGTCTGTTGTATTTATCGCCTATACGGACGACACCAGCGATAAATCCGAAGTCATTCAAAGACTTTTCGAACGAGTTCCCATAATCTGCATTTTTAGCCAAAAACATTTGATAATTTTCGTTGTATGCAGCTTGCATACTCTCTGCGTTTATTTTATCTGCCATACTATACCTCCTCAGAAAGTCATTGCTGCGTACATCAATCGCTTAACTTTCTTGTAATGGTCTAACTTTGTATCTCTGTGCTTTTTGTTTAACTTTATAAAAATATCAGTTTCATGGCTGTTTGGGTTGTGATACTCTCTGTATGATTTAAGATACAGCTGCACATAAGTGTCTTTATCAAAATAATCTTTAAATGCTTCGATTACGTAAGGCCTTGGCAGTATATTTCTACGCTTGTTATTTGAGATATTTAGTCTTAAGCGTTCTGATGTTTTATCATCTAGATTTAACTCTTTGACACGTCTCAAAATACTGCTATCAAAGATACTATAAAATTTATCCGTTAGTTCGTTCATCTATTTCCTCAATTTTTACTTTTATTCTAGGGTTTGGACTATACTTTTTTGTTGCTCTTAAGTCACATACAATATTATCGTCTGACCAGACAATCCCCGATTTTTGTATTTTGTCATAACCCGCGTCTGAAATACTATCAAAAACAGCTTTAACTAGGTTATCAATATCAGGCTTCTTTACGTGCCATATAAGCTCGTTTATAAATTTTTGATATATTTGTACGGTTTTACTTTTTGAGCGTGCCGTAGGCTCTTTTATTAGCGTTTGTGGCGCTCTCATGTAAAACGTGACATCTACTTTTACACAGTTATCAAAAAATGGCCCATTATAGTTTTTTTCAATCCAACCAGTGACTTGTTTTCTCCACTTTTTCATTTTAGGGTCTTCATACGTTCCCCACTTGCTAAATTTTGGTCTTGTTTGTGGTTTTGGCTCTACTGGTATCTCAAACTCTGTTTTAAAATTCAATTTCTTCAACTCCTACAAAAATAGCGATTCTTTTTGAGCTAGGTCTAGCTTGATAAGATTTAGTCATGTACTGTTCTATGGTTGCTTTTTTGATACCAAGCCGTGCTGATAACTCTTCTTTTGTGCCAACGTCGACAAACTTGTCGTCGTCATATATTGCATATATCCTTTGCTTCCGCGGCTTCGTCATATTTAGAATGGTAAGTCATCATCTGAAATATCCATTTTGTTGGCATTGCCAAAATGAGAATTAGAACTATTGCCGCTTTGATTAGTCTGTTGTTGGCTATTGCGACTTTCTAATAATTGGAAATTTTCCGCAACAACTTCTGTTACATAGATACGTTGCCCTTGCTGATTTTCGTAATTGCGTGTCTGAATGTGCCCTGTGATACCGATTAAAGTCCCTTTTTTAGCCCAGTTTGCTAGATTTTCAGCAGATTGTCGCCAGATAACACAATTAATGAAGTCCGTCTCTCGCTCTCCGTTTTGCTCTTTGAATCTGCGGTTAACTGCAAGTGTAAACGTAGCTACAGCTACTTGACTTGGCGTGTGACGAAGTTCGGCATCCTTGGTCATGCGACCTACAAGTACAATATTATTAATCATTTTTTAGTCCTGCTTTCTTTTTGAGTTTATTGATTAATTCGTCTGCCGAAACAATGTGTTCCGTATGCAAATTTTCCAGTGTCCCCACTTTTAAAGTATCGGTTAGCCATTTTGTTAACTCTTCAACGTTTTGGTTTGTGGCTTTCGCAATATCATTTAAATCAGACTTGTAAGTCTCGACTTGGATATTGCTTATTTTAGGAGTTTTAGAGGTTGTCGGTCGGGAGGTTTTTTGTTCTTTGCGTTGCGTATCTTCTGTAACAATCGCATCTACATCTTCCTCACCAATTCCAAACAGCCCTTGCAAGGCATACTTACCTGCGTACGAACTCACTGCACCAGTCCATTGCGGAACTTGCATTTGTTGTATTTGTTTAGGTTCTCCTGTTTTATAGTCTTTAGTATTTAAAACAGGCACACTGTCCAACTCAGCATATCTTGTCGCTTGGTGTTGTTCATCACCAAGTCTAGCTGTTGCTGTTGCTTTGATAAAAATTCTGCCGATCAATTCCACCAATTCGTCAGATACCGTTAACTCCCACCCGCTATTTAGTGTTTTAAAGTGTGTAAAAATATCTTCTGCATTGCGAAATGTATATTTAACGCCTTGTTTTGTTGTTTTTGTTATTTGCATTTTTGTCTGCAATTCTGCAAAAGTCATGCTCATCTACTTCACCTGTAAACTTTCTGTTTCGATTAGTTGAACTCCAGATATATCAATTCCAGATTTTAAAACTTTTGAGATTTCATCTTTTTTTGGTTTGTATTCAACTTTTTCTTGCATGTATTCAAAAGGTATTTTTGTTTCGTCCAAAACCTCAACCTTCTTACTTTTTCGCAAAGATACTTTAAACATTCCAGCATCAACTTTTTTCTTTTGACTTAAGTCCATTGCTAGCCTAATTGTATCTTTGTATTTTTCCGCTTTGGCTTCTGCTTGCTTTTGCTTTTTGTAAAAAGTTTCTTTTTCGTTTTTGTACATTTCAATATCAGCTTGTGTATTTTTTAACATCTTTACAAAATATTCAATATTATTCTCTAAATCTGATTGAAAATCGATGCTATCCAAAGTGTCTTGAAATGTTTCATCATCAAGATCCATAGCTGATAATTGCGCATAAATACCCTGTAACTCGTATAAATAAGCCATTTATTTCCTCTTTCTGTGTTTCAGCTGCCAATTTTCGGCTTTTAATCTCTTCAACTGTTTCTTTAACTCTATATTTTCTTCAGCTTCTTTAAGATAATCAGACATCAAGTCGCTGTATCTACTTTGCCAGTAACGACTAGACTCATATATTTCTTCGTTCACAGTCAGTCCTCTAAAATTCGTTGTTTAATTTTCCATCTGCTGTCTGAATTAGTATCAACAAACATTTCCGGGTCTACATCAAATTCTGTGCTGATATATCCCATCAAGTCCTCGTCTGTATAATCTTTAAACTCGTTGTAAGTCTGCCTCAAAGAAGGATCGTCATAATTTTTTAGGTGATCTACCGTAAATATAAGCGCATCCCTAAAATTGCTATCAAATGTGATTGACTCACCGTTAATTCTGATTTCAACCATATATCCCTTCCTAAATCGCATATTTCTTGCGCAATTGCCGCAATAGTGTCACGTACTGTGATTTATCAACTAGCCCAAAATCAAGCAGCTTCTCACGCTCTTGATGACTTGCTCGGTACCAGATAAGCGTTTCTCTATGTTGTTTTGTCATAACGTATTCTCCTGTTTATATCGCTCTATTCTTAATCGGTCTGCTTCTGCTGTTGTCATACCGGTTCCAAAAGCGTATAGGTTTATCCAATTAAAAATTGGCTTAACTCCATTTTTTTCGATTCCTTCGGCGCAGTAACTAGCAAACTTAGCAAAAGTCTCTTTACTCGCCGTTTTACCAAAATCTTTTTTGATTTGTTTGTTAAAAAAATTAAAAATCTCCTGATCCATCTTCTATATCGTCTATGCTTCCTAGTGCAAATTCTTTTAAATCTGGTCCTTTGTAGTCTGGATTAGACCAGCTAGGAACGTTGGATTGTGATTGCATTGTTTTGTTAGCTTTTTTAGCTTTAAAGTCTCTTTGAGCCTGATATGCTTGTTCAGGAGTCTTTATCCCATCATTAATCCAATTATCCAAAATGCGAGCGATGTAATTAAATTTGCGGACATTATTAGCAACTGCTACTTTAACAGCTTCCAAAAACAAATCCTTTGAGACATTTTGTCCAATGAGATAGTCATTAATCATGTCGAACTCAAACTTTACAAGACCTCTACCAAGATTTGCTTCAACAACATCAACAAACCTATCTTCTTTATCTTGTTCTAGTTCTAACTCTTTATCTATATTTATATCTATCTTTTTATCTTTCTCTATCTCTATCTCTGGTGTACATTTGTACAACATTTGTACACCACTGTTATTTTTTGCTCTTAGTTTTCGTATCCTGTCAGCCTCAGTGCTTGATTTTCCGACAAAATTTTGAATATTTGTCATATATATAGCACCATTATCAAGAATTTCAATTAGTTGTAGGTCTCTAAAAATTTGAATAGCCTTTTCGACAGTGCCAACCTGATGTCTTGTAATCGTTGCAAGCATTTGTGCGTTGTAAGGGATAAGGTTGTTAAACATTAATAAACCGTCATTTTTTAAACTTCTTAGGTATAGCTTGAGCAAAATATTGCTATAGATATAGCCGTCAGGCATACTTTCTAAAATGATTGCTTCATCACTTTCAAAAAAATTTTCTTTTAATTTTAGATAGTAATACTTTTTGTTATCTGCCATTCAATACTCCTTAAAAAGGTCTATCCTTGCCCCAAACTTTCCCGCATGATCCTGGGGTAGGTAACTCTATAAAATCCGTGCGTTTTGGTCTCTCAACCTTTCGCACAACTTGGTAGTTATCTAACACCGTCTCAACAGTCTTAGTAATTGTCTTTTGATTGCTATTGCGATTGCCGAGATATGCAAGTAAAGCGATAAATGCTAGTATTGCTACTCCTGTCATTGGATTTTCCATATCATACTCCTTTTCTCGATCCACTTGTTCGTAGAGATCTATTGACGTCTGCTAGGTCATATAGCACTTTCCCGTTTAGACATGTGTTTCAATTGTCCATTTTGGTCTTTCTTCTTTTTTGTTTTGCGAAAATAAAGTTAAATAATTTTTTCATTTTGTAATTTTCTCCATTCTTCAAATTTTTTAACTTTTGTTGAACGACCGCCAACCTTGTCAATGTATTTGCGATAATTTCTGTCTTTGTACATCTTTCTTAGTAATCGCTGCGTTTGGTCAAATGACTTTCCAATAAATTCGGATAAGTCGTTATCATTAAGCCAAAGCTCTTCGTAAGGTACTTCGATACCGCTTTTAAGTTTTGCTAGCATATTGTTTCCTTTCTGTGATATAATTAAGTAAATTAAGTTTGTTTTGAGTCCGATTCCCGTCGGACTTTTTTAGTGGTATAATCATCTCGAAAGGAGGTGATTATAATGAACGACGTTTTAAAAACTAATCTTATTGCAGATGTCGCTATTTTTTCGGAAAAAAGCAATTGTAAGCTTAATGTGATTACAGCGAGTGGAATATTCACTGGAACTTTATTACCTGAAAATCCTGATAAAGCCAAGTATGCTCATGTCCTTGAATTCTTGGAATATCGTAAAGAAAATAAAGATGACAACGAAAGATTTATGTTGCTTGTTGATGCTACTTTGTCAACATCAAAAGAATCTACTTTGAACCTTCCATTTGTTGTTCTGTTTATTGACCAGATAATCGGCGTATCTTCTGTTCAGTAGTTAGCGTATTACTTAACTTTTCAGAATCTACTGTTACCACAGTAGGTTCTTTTAATTCTGCTAGGATTTCTTTTAGTGTTTGGTTTATTTCTTTTAAAATAGTAATCATGTTCTTTCTCCTTAGTGATATACACTTTGATTTTGTATGAACGCTCCATAGTATGGATTTCGTTCTTGCTGTTCAGCAAATGATGGCAACTCATTTAAAACAAGCTTTCGAACAGCAGCGCAAAAATTAACTATCATGACCGATATCCTCTTCTGAAGGTGTCGGTATTTGTTTGGCAATAATCTCAACGGCAATTTTTATGCCGGTTAAGAAACCTTTTCCATAGTCAGAACCTAAAAATTCTAAGATATTTTCAGTGATCAACTGCTTAAAATTTCTTCCATCCCTTCTCCTTTCTAAGCTACATCGCCTTTTTCTAAAGCGATAATTTCTTTTTGTTTTGGTGTTTCACGAATTTCAAACAATGAGAAACTGTCAAATGTTAGTGATTTTAAATAAGAGAACGCTTTTTCTGCTTCTGTATGTTTGATATGAGTGTACTTCGTCACATTGAAATGATGTTTCAATCGTGAATGTTGCAAACGGATGAACTGACCTTTTTTAGATGCAAATAGGTTTTGACTAGCGATTTTACCTGATGCGTCAAAATATTCTTTAGCAAAACCATAAGCTTGTTTGCTGATAATACTTTTGATTTCACTAGCTTCTACATCGTCGATGTGGACTTTTTTATCAATTTCAATTGCTAAAGACCGAACTTCTTCAACATCTTTTTTAATGGCTTCTTGGGAAGCTTTTACTTGCTTTTGAGAAGATAAAACCTCAATCATCATATCTTCAAGCGTCATTCCTTTGACGACTTCAAGAGCGTCTTTTTCGTTCATTTTTGATAATTCTTTACTCATTGATTATTACCTCTTCTATAATTTTTCTATTCCCGGATGGAATGATTTTGTACATTTCATCACACCAAGACTGGACTGTGTTAACCATCTTGGTTACTTCCGTAACTGAATAATGTGCATTGACATTGTTGATAATTGGCTTAAAACGAAGTGGCGCCATTTTCGTATCGAAGAAGTTTTGCACGTCACTAATGATTGAGGACAGCTCACTTATCGAAGTAACAAGGTTCTCAAGTTTTTCTTTTTTGCCCTCGAGGTGACGAATCTGGTTTGTTACTTCAATAGCTCGTTGTGACTCAAGCTTTATTGTCGATAACTCAAGCTTTTTACTATCTAGCTCCCATTCAGCTTCTTCAAGTGTTGTGGAAAGCTCTTTATTTTTATCTAGTAAAGTCCGGTTAAGTTGCTTTGTAGATTCATAATCATCTGGAACTTTTTCGATTACGACTTCTTTTTCAACGACTTTAGCACTCAAGGCTTGTTCGGCTAGTCTCTCATTTTGTTGTTTTAACCGTTCTTTGTCAGCTTCTGCTAGTTTGAGTTGGCGTTCTAACTCTTTGTATTGCTTATGAGTTGTAATATCCCCATCAAAGACTTTTTGATTGAGTTCTGGATTGGCAGACGGCTTTGACATTTCTGATTGAAGCTTTTTTGGAAGTTCTTCAAATGTTTCGATATTCAATTGTTCGCTTTGCGAACGAATGAAATTATAATGATTAATGTACTCATAAGCTTTTGTTTTTCTAAATCCAAGGCTTGAATACCACTCTTCAAAACAACCATATCTATTTTTTGCCAAAACTTCTTGAGCTTTAACAAGTTGCTTACCTATTTCATAAGCGCTTTTGCTTTGAATTCCATAGATAATATTTGAACGCTCTTGTAAAAATTCTTGAGTTTCAAAATCAACAAGTGAATAGTCAAAATCATTTTGTGTTGTTATTTCCTGCATTTTTCTCCTTTCTAGTGTTGTGTTAGTTTTGTTCTATTTCTAAGAGTTTGCGTTTAAACCGCAATGTTTGGTAAAAAAATAATATCATCTAATGATATATCGAATATATAGGCAATTTGATAAGCCTTTGTAACACTTGGCTCTGTATTACCTCTTTCCCAGTTGCCCCATGTATCTTTGGAAACTTTCAAAGCTCTTGCAGCCTCTTCTTGACTCCAGTTTTTTGTTGCTCTTAAAGCTTTCAACGTCATTTTCGTCATTCTCCCACCCCCTTTCTATCTGTTTTTAGTACCTCTAATCTGCTATAATGTGAGCAGAAAGGAGGTGAATGTAAAGATATTACTTTCTATTTTTTCGATGGCGTAACAACAACTGGTTACTTATATCTTCAAAGTCTTAAAGATAATAATTTTTCGAGCCGTTTAAAGAATATCCTTAAAGAAGAAGGTATCCCTCTTACACCAACTTCTATCACAAGGACTATCGCCAAACTAACCTTGTGATTTTGTAAAACTCTTGGCAATTATGGAAAGTGTTACTTCAACATAGCCATCGCCAAGGGTTTTTGTCTTTACAGAATCTTCAATAACATAATGAATCCTTTTATCATCTATCAAGAAATGATTATCGGTTTCAATGATGTTATGAAGCTTCGGCGCTGGATAGTTTTTTTGGCTATACGGATATTTTTTGGGGCGCATCTATTCCACCTCCTTTCTGTGGTATAATTGAAATAAAAATGTCGAGGTGAAGCGATTGTTGGCGTTAGTAATATCTTTAATATCGATTTTGATTTCGTTTTTTTCATTTATTGTTCCATTATATAAATCTACATTCAGACTCGGAGTTTCAAATCAGAAAGCGGAATTCAATCTTGAAGAATTGGAAATGATTGTTAAAATCACATTTATTAATGAATCTTCCAGCCCAATTACAATTGAAGGGTTAACTATCACTGAGAAAAAACTTCAATTCGAAGCATCAAATTATGGAGAATTATTAAAAAGTCACGAGGTAAAGTCATCAAATTTCAAATATGGCTATGTACCTTTTATCATTCCCCCATATTCGACTTACGCTAATAATTTTGTGTTTAGATTCCCTAATACTGTAAAGTCAAATTATTTTTTAGAGGTGCAAACTTCTAAAAAGTTCTATGTTTTTCCATTCAATCCCTCACCACACGTAACAACTAACTGTTACAGAGAAATCAATGGGCGAGTTAGAGAAGAAAATACATTTTGGAAACAAGATAATTTCAGAAATCAAATAAATAAAATTTATAAATTAATTGATTATTTAAAAATTAAATAGCTTTATTATTGTTTCGTCTATTGATGCCCAAGCTGTGTATTTATAAGGCTTGAATTTCTCTTCTTCAAATTGTTTAAATACCTCATCAAAGTTATGAGCTTCAAATAAAAACAAATCAAATCTTTCTTGTTTACTAAAAACTATAATATTCATAGGTTTTGTATAGCTAATTTTAGGTTTAGGTATAAACCATTTATCACCACGAAAAATTTTATCAACAACTGTCATATCCTTCCTCCTACTCCCTCATGGGAGTTTTTATTTTGTAATAAGCCAAGCGATCAGCCAAGTGATACCACCTAGCACCAATAGCGCTGGCAATACGCCGCCTTCAAATTCAATACTTGTTTTTTCTTTGCCATTACGACTAGTAAACGTGTGTTCTAAATCGCCTAGCATTAGTTTTTTCCAATTCATTTTGTACCTCCTAAAAATGTTATAATCAACTTATCCTAGTGGAAAGGAGGATAAGTCATGGCGAAAAATGGACCTAAAGGCGGCGGTCGTATCGGAGCCGTCAAAGGTCGCTCTCAGTCTCATAACCCTAAAACTGGACTTTATACCAAGCGTGACACATCTACTGGCAAGTTTATGGACACGAAAACTACTGGTGGAAAGTTCAAAGGTGTTAGGACTGAAAAGTAAGCGTTGGATTATCTTTAAGAACCTGATGCAGACCGATTGAAAAACGACTAACAAGTTCTTCATCTTGTTCTTTGTAGCCAACTTCATGTAGAATAGCATGTGTTAGTTCGTGGACTAGCACTTGCTTTTTCTTTTGCTCTGATAATGACTCACGAATATATATGATTTGTTGTTCGTAATCACAATACCCCCAGAGATTTCTATCATCATCATAAGCTTTGAAATGCTCCTGAATAACAACGTTATAGGTCATGCCACCTACTTTCAATAAATCCATTTACTCTCCTTTCATTCTTGCAGAGATACAGCCAATGTGCTAAACTAAACTTACCCCATTAGGGGTGGGGGAATTTCACCCCCCTATCCGATTACCATGTAATCAGATATTTGATTTTGAGCTTAAACCAAAGAATGTGAATTTCCAACTCGACTTCTTTGTGTTTAGGCTTTTTGTTTAGCCTAGATTTCATTAGCTGTACCTCCTTTCGTTTTGCTTAATTCCTTAAGCTTGATTATATTATACTGCGGTTAAACCGCAATGTCAAGTATTTTTTTGCGTTTTTTTACGGTTTTTTTATTTTTTTATTTACTTTTTTGCGTTTTTGCCGTAATATATACATTATAAGGAGGTGCAAAAATGTCTTCAAAAAAATTAGAGAACAAAGAGATATTTTCTAAAAACCTTGCATTTTATATGGAGCGAAAAAGAGTAGACAGAAATACACTATGTGCAGACTTAGGACTGAAGTATACTACGGTTAGAGATTGGCTCAAGGGTATAACTTATCCACGAATAGGGAAAATAGAACTTTTGGCTGAATACTTTTCAATTAACAAGTCAGATTTGATTGAAGAACACTCTACTAATGGAGCAACTTCCAAAGTCAACTTTGATCCAAGGCAAGCAATTCTCTTATCTAACTATTCAAAACTTAACAACGTACGAAAGAATAAGTTGCTGGCTATATCTGAGACACTTTTATCTGAGGAACAAGGCAAAGTGATAAACTTGCAAGAGAAGATGGCAGAATACGGCTCCAGAAAACGTGTAAGTCTATCTGTACCCGGTAAAGTGTCTGCTGGTACTGGATATTGGCAAGAGGATGACTATGACACAGAGGTTGACTTCTACGCTGATGAAATACCAGATGAAAAAAACTATGACACCGTTGCGGTTGTTGTCGGTCACTCAATGGAACCAAAAATAAAAAATGGCGACTTTTTATTTATTAAGCTGGCTGATCAAGTTGACATTAACAAAATTGGTATTTTCCAAGTTAACGGTGAAAACTATGTCAAGAAATTAAAGAACGACTACCTCCAGTCACTTAATCCAAAGTATGCTGACATCACACCAGCTGAAGGAGATGATTTCAGAACCATTGGTGAGGTGGTAGATATTTATAGAGAAGGGTAGTCTGTGGAAAACTTGACGACATAGAAGATTTTAATGTTTATAGATTTATGAAAGCGTATAGGTTAAACACCATCTGCGATGAAGCGATGGTAGTAAATGAGTTTAAAAATTTAATTTAGGAGATTTATGATATGAAAAAACCTTTTTATAAAAAGTGGTATTTTTGGACACACGCTATACTACTATTAGTTTTAGGATTTTCGTTTTTTGTCATTTACAGATTGGCAGAGACTAATATTGTTAACGAGAAGAAAATAGCAAAATTAGAAAAAACTCAAGAAAATAAAACGACGTCAGGTATTAGGAAAACCATATCCGATTTTACCAGTCGTTTTGACGAAGAATTGTCTGTCAGAGCTATTAAATTTTATCTTAATAAAGATCAAGTTGTATCGTCTTTTGGTGATGAAGTTAAATTGGGTGGAGGTTACTTAACTATAAATAAACCAAATAATGACAAAACAAGAATGTTAGCAACAACAACAGATTTCAAAAATAAAATCATTGTGCCGATAGAATTCAAAAATACAACTGGGGAAACAAAAGGTTTTGATACAAGAGATATTTTCGCCTACAATGGAGATGAAACTATTTCTTTTGATTCAGTTATCAGCGAAAATTTAGATAATGACGGATATAGCGTTGTTGTAAAAGATGGAGAAACAGCAGCGGCTAGTATTGTTTTTGGGACAAACAGCAAGATTAAAGATATCAAAGTGAGATATAACTCAGGATTATGGAAATAAAAAAAGCCCCACGCTCAAATTTTGTCCAAGGAGAGCGTGAGGCAAATTCTAGTATAGTAAAAACCTGCTTTTTGGGAGGGGCTTTTACCATACCTATTTTAACAGAAAATGAGGTAAAAAACAATGTGGATAGAGGAGCTAGCCAACGGGAAATTTAAATATATCGAAAGATATACTGACCCTCTAACAAATAAGTACAAAAAAGTATCTGTGACACTAGATAAAAATTCTAGTCAAGCTCAGAAAAAAGCTGGTTTAATATTGCAGGAAAAGATTGAAGATAGGCTCGCTATCAGAAATCACTCAGAAATGACTTACGGAGAACTTAAAAAGGAATATCTAAAGCAATGGATACCGACCGTCAAAGACTCCACAAAACGTGGTTATTTAGTATCTGACAGTCATATAGCAACCGTGTTACCAGATGATACAATTATCAACAAGTTGACTAAACGTGATATTAGRCTAATCATTGATAAACTATTAAAACACAATTCGTATCATGTTACGCATAAATGTAGAAAGAGATTGCATGCTATATTTTCTTATGCGATACAAATGGACTATATGACAAGTAATCCGACGGAGAACGTCTTAGTTCCCAAACCAAAGGATGATTACAAGCCTGAAAAGGTGCTTTATTTAACATCTAACGAGGTTTACGACCTGTGCAATAGAATGATAGACAATGATGAACAAACGCTCGCAGACATCGTTTTATTCATGTTTTTGACGGGTGTACGGTATGGAGAATTAGCTTGTCTGACTTACGACAAAATAGATTTTGAAAATAAAGAAATTCTGATTAATGCAACTTACGATTTTAACACACGAGAAATCACTACGACCAAGACCAAAAAATCAACACGCAAAATATCTGTATCAGATAATATTTTAGATATCGTCAATAAACAGAAAAAGRCAAGTTCATTCGTCTTTCCAAATTCGAACGGTGTACCGATTTTAAACGCATACATCAATAAGCGATTGAAAATTTACGGAGATTATCACACGCACTTATTTAGACACTCGCATATATCATTTTTAGCAGAAAAAGGGATACCGCTAAATGCGATAATGGATAGAGTTGGTCACAGCGATCCAAAAACAACATTATCTATTTACAGTCACACAACTGTAAATATGAAAGAAATTATAAATAAACAAACTGCCCCTTTTGTGCCCTTTTTAAAACCGGAATAAAACAAAAAGCCTTTAATACAAAGGCTTTTGACGTTATTTACATGTCCCCTGCCGGAATCGAACCAGCAATTACTCCTTAGGAGGGAGTTGTTATATCCATTGAACTAAGGGGACCTAGTAAAAAAACTGCCCACAGGCAGATTTTTTACGTCTTGGTTGTCCAGTTTTAAAACATAGTTACTATCCTCAAACAACCAAGCATTTTTAAAATCTGATCATCAAAATTAACGACGGATTTCTTTAATACGTGCAGCTTTACCTTGCAATGCGCGTAAGTAGTAAAGTTTAGCACGACGTACTTTACCATAACGAACAACTTCGATTTTATCAACACGAGGAGTGTGAATTGGGAATGTACGCTCTACACCGATACCACCAGAAATTTTACGTACTGTGTACATTTCTGAGATTCCTTGACCTTTACGTGAGATAACAACACCTTCAAAGATCTGAATACGTTCGCGAGTACCTTCAACAACTTTAGCGTGAACACGTACAGTATCACCAGCACGGAACTCAGGGATATCAGAACGAAGTTGACCTTCTGTCAAACTTTGAATTAATGGATTCATTTTTATTCTCCTTCTCTTACTAATCTTAAGTACTGTCTCAGCG